AGGACATCGCGATGGTGCCGGACCCCGCCTACGAAGACGCGCGCGTCCTCGCGGTCCGCGCGAACGATCCAGCGCCGCGCCTGGCCGCGGCCGGCGCGACGCCGCTGCTGGACGAGGTACGCGGATGGAAGCTGCGCGAGCGGTTCGCTAGCATCGACGGCGAGTAGCAGCCGGCTCGAGTCCGCAGGTCGCATGGTGCGTACGGACTCGCCGGAAGGACGGCAGCCGCTCGAGGCCTCAGTCCCCACCCACCCGTACGAACCGAAGGGGCTGCGCACCATGCGACAGACCGACCAGATGCTCGCCCGGTACGCCGGAGAGCTTGAAGAGCGGCAGACGTTCATCGACGGCGTCGTTGAGGACGCCGAGAAGGCGAGCCGCGACCTGAACCCACAGGAGATGGAGCTCGTCACCCGAGCCCGCGACCGCATCTCCACGATCAACGGACTCGTCGGCCCGCTCGCCGAGTCGAGCCGGATCGCGACCGAGTCGCGGAGCCGGATGGCGGAACTCGCGCCGCTGCTGACGAACGAGCGCGCGCCGAGCGCCGTCGAGTACCGCTCGGCCGGCGAGTACGTCCTGGACTACTGGCGGGCCGGGCTGGGCGTGGAGGACGCCCGCAACCGGCTCGACACGTTCAACCGCGCCGCTGCGCATCAGACGACCGGCGACAACCCCGGCCTGCTGCCGGCGCAGATGATCCAGCCGGTCCTGAACTGGGTCGACCAGTCGCGGCCGGTCGTGAACTTCCTCGGCCCCCGCAACCTGCCGGCCGGCTCCTGGAACCGCCCACGCATCTCACAGCACACGAACGTCGCGCCACAGGCCGGCGAGAAGACCGAGCTCGTCTCGCGCAAGATGATCATCGGCATGGTGCCGGTCACCGCCGCCACGTACGGCGGCTACGTGAACGTCTCGCGCCAGAACATCGACTGGTCCCAGCCGGCGATCATGGACCTGGTCATCAACGACCTGGCCGGCGTCTACGCGCAGGAGACCGAGAAGGCGCTGTGCGTCGCGATCGACGGAGCGACGACCGCCGGCCCGGTCATGCCGACCGGCCCGTCGTCGGTCGCCGAAGTGAACAAGGCGATCTGGGCCGCAGTCGGCTCGGTGTACGCCGCGACGAAGGGTGCCGGCCAGGTCGCGATCCTGGTGTCGCCCGACATGCTCGGCGTCGTCGGCCCGGCGTTCCCGGCCGTCAACCCGTCCAACTCGATCAGCACCGGCTTCCAGGCCGCCGACTTCGCGACCGGCAACGCCGGCAACATCAGCGGCCTGCCCGTCGTCGTCTCCGCCGGCTTCGACGCCGGCACGATGATCGTGATGTCGAGCGCCGCCGTCGAGGTCTACGAGGACCGGATCGGCTCGCTGCAGGTCGTGGAGCCGTCCGTGCTCGGCGTCCAGGTCGCGTACGCCGGCTACTTCGCCGACGTCATCATCGAGCCGACCGCGATCATCGAGATCACGAAGACTCCGTGATGGCCGACGAACCAGCACGCCGCACCGAGCGGACCGAGCCGGAGCAGCACACCGGCCAGCAGTTCGACGACCCGAACCGGCAAGCGGTCGGCCTCGAGCCGGCGTGGGCCGAAGGGTTTGGCGGCTCCGACACCTCCGGGGGCAGCGGCCCTACCCGCCGCAAGGCGGCGTCACGGCCCGCTGCTGCTGCCGCCGACAAGCCGAAGGCCGACGCCGCGCAGGACCGCCCGGCGGCTGACAAGGCCGACAAGGCGGACTGACGATGGCGTACGCGACGACCGGCGAGCTCGCAGAAGCGCTCCGCATAGCGGAGACCGTCCAGAACGTGGAGACGCTGCGCGCCTGCCTGGACGCCGCCGCGCTCGAGATCGACGCCGTCCTCGAGGACGCGCCGCTGCTCGACCCGAACCCGCTCCTGAACCGCGTGAACGTGCTGCGCGGCGTGGAGTGGTGGAAAGCGAACGACGCCGCCTTCGGCGCACCAGCCGGAGGCGGCGCGCCGCTGCTCGTCCCGCCGTCGTCGTTCGCGAAACTGTCGGCGACGCTGACGCCGCTCAAGACCACGTTCGGGGTCGCCTGATGCCGATGCAGACCGTCACCGACGCCCGCCTGGCCGCACTCGAACGGCTCCAGCCGGCCGCAGACGGCGACCCGAATGTGCAGAGCACCGCCGACGCCGTCAGCCCGCCGACGCTGATCGTCTTCTGGGCCGAGCCGTGGCTGGAGCCGGCGACCAGCACCGGCCTGCGACGCATGTGCTCCTACTCGGCGCGGCTGTCGATCCTGGCCGTCGCCGGCCGCCTCGAGCCCGGCGAAGGCGTCGCCGAGTTGGAGCAACTCGTCGGCTACGTCGCGGGCCGCCTCGACGGACCGGACTGGACGATGATCAGCATCGGCACGCCGCTCCGGTGGCGCGCCTGGCTGGACCAGACCGAGTACCTGGCCGCCGAGATCCGTTACCGCACCCCCGTCTACCTGGAAGGATGATCGATGGCCGTCTCCGCACCACCACAGCCGCTGATCCTGAACGACGCGTCTGTCAGCATCGACGGCGCGGTCCTCGACTGCGTCACGAACCACCTCGAACTGAGCCCGGACACCGCGAGCGTCACGATCACGACGCTCTGCGGCGAGACCGACTATCCGGGCGCGACCAAGTGGAGCCTCGTCTTGACCCTCGAGCAGAGCTTCGACGCAGGCGCGACCGAAGACACCCTGAGCGCCGCGGTGGCGGGCGGCGTGCCGGTCGCGTTCGAGATCATCCCGTACAAGAGTCAGGCGGTCTCGGAGACGAACCCGAGCTTCTCCGGCATGGTCGTCCCGAAGCCGTACGCGCCGATCAACGGCGACGCGATGGCGGAGAGCACGATCGACCTGGAGTGGTCGCTGGTCGGCCCGCCTGTGAAGAGCATCACGCCGCTTCCGTAGCGATGGCCGACGACGCGATCAAGGTCCGCGGCTGGGACGAACTGGCCGACGGCACGAAGCAGCTCGCGTCGAACATCGACGCCGAGACGCAGACGCAGTTCCGGGCCGCGGCGGACGTCACCGCCAGCCGCGTCCGCGGCGGCGTCCCAGTCGTCAGCGGCGCGATGGCGGCCAGCGTCGGCGTCGAGCCGGGCCCGCCGGTCGGCGTCGGCTACACCGGCGGCGTCGCGTACGCCGGCTGGGTTGACTTCGGCGGCGGCCACGGCCGGCCCTACCTGGCCGGCGGCCGGTACCTGTTCCCCGCTATCCAAGACGCCGAGCCGCTGGTCGTAGCCGCCGCCGAGCTCGCCACCAAAAACGAGGTCCAGGAGATGCGATGGCCGACGCCGACCTAACCCCCCTGCACGCCGCTCCGCTGCCGCTGCCCGACCCGATCCACGTCGACCTGTCTCAGCCGCTCCGGTTCACGCCGAAGCAGCTACGCGAACTGAAGGCGCAGACCGGGCGGGCGTTCACGGAGCTGTTCGCCGACGACCCATTCACCACCACCGCGTGGCTGCGGCTGCGCCGCGAGGGCTGGCCGAACCTGCGCTACGCCGATCTCGAGGATTGCGTCATCGAAGCGGGCGCTGGGAGCGTCGCCGTCGACCCTTTGAACGTGACGCCGCCGACGGGCTCGCCTCCTTCTGTCGGTTCTGGGGCATGACGCCGCGGCAGGTGGACGAGATGACGTACGCCGAACTCGAGGCGTTCGAGCGGCTCATGATCCGCGAGGAGAAGGACCAGCAGCGCCAGATGCGGCAGGCGAGGCGTGGCCGGTAACGCCCAGATCATCGTCGACTTCGTCGCGAACCTCTCGGGGCTGACGAAGGGCGCGCAGGACGTCGAGAAGGCCGGCAAGGCGGCAGGCAAGGGGCTGGACTGGAAGGGCGTCGCGAAGTGGACGGCGGGCGCGGCGGCAGTGGGCGCGGCGGCCGGGTTCCTGGTGAAGTCCACGAAGGCGACCGCCGACCTGGCGAAGGCGACGATGGGGTTGCAGCGCGCGACTGGCCTCGACACGAAGACGGCGTCGGAGTGGGTGCTGCTGCTGAACCAGCGCGGCATCCAGACCGACGCGTTCGCGCGGTCGATGCTGACGCTGTCGAAGGCGATGGAGAAGTGGCGCAAGGACGGAGCCGCCGCGCCGTCGATCCTGAAAGACCTGGGCGTCTCGTTCGACGCGGTCCAGAAGGGCGACGTCGGCGCGGTCCTGCAACAGGTCTCGGACGGCCTGGCGAAGATCGAGAACCCGGCTCAGAAGGCGGCGACGGCGTCGAAGCTGTTCGGGAAGGCGGGCGCGGCGCTGCTGCCGATCATGGGCAAGGGCTCGGCGGCGATGAACGACCAGCTGAAGGCGACCGACAAGTACGGCGCGGCGCTCAGCGGCGACACCCTGAAAGCGGTCCAGGACCAGACCAAGGCTCAGCGCGAGCTTGCGGCGATGCAGGCGGGTGTCGCCACCACGATCGGCTCGGCGGTGCTGCCCGTGCAGGCGGAGTTGTTCGGGGTGCTGGTCCAGATCCTCGGCGTCGCGACGCCGCTGCTGCAGAACTCGACCGCGATGACCGCCGCGGTGACCGCCGCCGCCGTCGCGTACGGCGCATACAAGGTGGCGACGGTCGCGGCCAGCATCGCCGGCTCGAAGGACCTGATTGTGACGATCGCCACCACCACCTGGAAGGGCGCGCAGGCCGCCGCGACCGCCGTCGCGACCGCGGCGCAGTGGGCGTTCAACGCCGCCATGGCGGCCGGCCTGCTGCCGCTGCTGGCAGTGGTAGCCGGCGTCGTGGCGGTGATCGCGATCGCGGTGCTGCTCTGGAAGAACTGGGACGCCGTCAGCGCCGGGCTGGCGAAGGCGTTCCAGAAGATCAAGGACGCCGCGCTGGCGGTCTGGAACTGGATCAAAGGCAACTGGCCGCTGCTGCTCGCGATCCTGACCGGCCCGATCGGGTTGGCGGTGCTCGCGATCGCGCGGCATTGGTCCAGCATCACCAGCGCCGCCCGGGCTGCGTTCGACGCCGTGAAGTCCACCATCTCGAGCTTCGCGTCGTGGATCTCGTCCACCGTCTCGACGATCGGCGGCCGGCTCTCGAGCCTGGCCGCGGCGTTCGACAAGCCGGTCGACGCGGCCCGCGACGCCGCCGCCGCGATCAAGAGCGCGATCGGGAAGATCCCCGGCTACATCGAGGACATCGTCGGCCGCGCCCGGTCCGCCGCGAGCTCGGTCGCGAACGCGATCAAGGGTCCGATCAACTCGGTCCTGTCCGCGTTCAACCGGATCACGTTTCACATCCCCAGCATCCCGATCCCGAAGATCAACCTGCCCGGCGGCGGATCGGTCGGCGGCGGCTCGGTGGGCGGCACCAACATCGGCGGCTTCCATGTGCCGCTGCTGGCCGCGGGCGGCGTCCTCGAGCGGCCCACGCTGTTCGTGGGCGGCGAGGGCAAGGGCCGCGAGATCGTGACGCCCGAGAAGCTGTTGCGCGACATCGTCGGCGAGCACGGCGGCGACACGTTCAACCTGTACCTGCAGCCGCGCACCGCCGACGCCGCCGACGTCGCGTACGGCTTCCGCCGCCTCGAGCTGTTGAGGACGGGCCGCTGATGGCTGCGCCCTACGTGCCGGACGCCGTCTGCGAGGCGATGGAGTTCCGGAACCCGGCCGGCGAGACGGTGCGGATGATCATGCGGGCCGGCGCGCTGGGCCGGATGATGCCGCCGATCGCCACCACCACGCTGCCGGTGCCGAGCCGCAACGGCTCGCGCTGGCTCGGCTCCGCGCACCTGGAACGGATCGTCGACGTCCCGACGGTGTTCCCCGGCACGATCACCGACCGGACCGAGTTGCGGCGCTGGGCGCACGTCCTCGACCCGACGCTCGGCGAAGGAACACTGACCGTCGTGCAGGGCCCGAGCGCGGGCCGGTACCTGCGCTGCACGTACGACGCCGGCCTCGAGGCGCTGTCGGAGGAGCGGCCCGACCTGAACCTCGGCTCGCTCCTGTTCCGCGCCGCCTGGCCGTACTGGCTCGAGGCGGCAGAGTCCACGGTCGTGGTGCAGCAGGGCTCGACGGTGACGAAGTGGTTCCCGTTCCTGCCGCTGGTGCTGGGCGCGTCGGACGCGTTCGCGGCGTTTACGGTCACGATCACCGGCGACGTACCGTCGTGGCCGGTCGTGACGGTGCTGGGCCCCGGACAGGAAGTGACCGCCCGCAACCTGACGACCGGCAAGTCGTGGAACGTCACCGGCGCGCTCGCGGACGGTTCGACGCTCACGGTCGACACCCGGCCCGGCTTCAAGTCCGTGACCGTCGACGGCACCAATGCCTTCGCCCGGCTCGCTCCCGGCTCGAGCCTCTGGCCGCTCGTGCCAGGCCCGAACCGGGTCGAAGTCTCAATGGCGCTCACCACCGCCGCCAGCCGCGCGTCGTTCGCGTGGCGCAACCAATGGCTGGCCGCATGAGCCTACCGGCGCAGTACGCGAACGGCTCGGTCGGGACGCTCGACTTGGTCCTGCAGGCGTGCGACTGGCAGACGCCGCTCGCCCTCATCGACACGTTCGAGTCCGCCACGATCGTCGCCCGCTACAACGACGTGTCGACGTTCGAGATTGTGCTCCCCGCCGACACCGACGCCGCCCAGGTCCTGATCGAGTCGACCCGGCCACGGATCCTGATCCTGACCTCTGCCGGACAGGTGTTCCGCTCCGGGCCGGCGCTCCGCATGGAGCGAACCTTGACCGCGGACGGGTCCGACATGCTGGCGCTGTCGGGAGTGGACGACATGGTCTGGCTGCGTCGCCGCCTCGCGCACCCACAGCCCGGCTCGGCCGCGCCGCCGTACTCGAGCACCGCCTACGACGTCGCCAGCGGGCCGGCGTCGCAGGTGATCGCCGGCTACGTGAGCCGCAACGCCGGGCCGCTCGCCACGCCCGCCCGGCAGGTGCCGGGCCTGGCAGTGCCGACGCCAGCCCCGTTCGGGCCCGCGACCGCCGCCAGCGCCCGCTATCAGAACCTGCTCGAGTTCGTGCAAGGGCTGGCGACCAGCGCCGACGTCGGCATCCGCGTCCGCGACCTCACATTCGAGGTGTACCAACCGAGCGGCGGCGCGGTCTTCTCGGTCGAGCTAGGCACGCTCGCGTCGTGGGTCTCGGTCGCTGAAGCGCCCGACACGACGTACGTCTACGTGGCCGGCGAAGGCGAAGGCACCGCGCGCGTGATCCGCGAATACCCCGACGCCGCGGCGGTCATGGCATGGGGCAGGCTCGAGTCGTTCCAGGACCGCCGCGACACCGCCAGCACCGCCGAGATGGACCAGACCGGAGCGGAAAGCCTCGCCGAAGGCTCGCGGCCAATAGCGGTCGCGATGGAGGCGCTCGACACCGCCGGCCAGCAGTTCCTCCGCGACTGGAACGTCGGCGACCTCGCGACCGTCCAGATCGGCGACGACGTGACGCTGCGCGACGTCATCGTCGAAGCCACGATCGAACTCGAGCCGAACGCGCCTACCATCGTGCGGCCGGTGCTGGGCGCGGCGGTCGTGGACCTGTCCGCGTGGCGGATCCTGAGCCGCACCCAACGCCGACTGCGACAATTGGAGCGACGCTGATGCCCGACCTGACTGTATGGCCCACCGACGGCGCAGACGGATCCGTCTCGTCCGAGGCGCGGTGGCGGAAGATGGCGCGGCACTGGGTGCCGTCCGGCGTCGTGCCGGCCAGCGTCGACACCCTGACCGGGCAGCTCGCGCCGACGCTGGTCGCGGGCCCGGCGATCCAGGTCGCGAACGGCGGCTGCTGGCTGGACGGCCACTACGCGGAGCTGCCGACGCAGCAGACGGTGCCGGTCACCGCGAACGGCCTGCTGGTGGTGCGTTTCACGCCGGGCGACAACCGGACGGAGTTGCTGTACCGGGACGCGGCCAGCGCGCCGACGCAGACGCTGGCGACGTTCGAGTTGGCGATCGCGAAGATGACGGCGGGCGCGATGACCGACCAGCGCCTGTTCGCGAAGCAGGGCCGCGACGGGTTCCAGCGCCCCGGCGCGGTCGTGCACGGCATCACCGCGCTGCCGTGCACGAACGGCAGTCAGGTGACGCTCAGTTGGCAGGCCGGGTGGGCGTCGGTGCTGTGGGCCGCAGACAACATGTTCAACGCGGCCACCGAGCCGACCAAGCTGACTGCCCGCACGGCCGGGCTGTTCTCGTTCGCCGCCTACACCAGTTGGGCCGGAAACGCT